ACATCAGCAGCACGTCTATGAAGCAGAAGACCTTAAGCTAACCGGCGCGCTTTATACCCAGTACATCTACAACAAGGATCAGGCTGCCAAAAAGGATGCTGCCTCAGCTCAGGCTAAAAAGGATTCAACAGCTGCCTCTCAGGCCCAGGGTAAAGCAGAGCGAGAAGCTGCGAGCCAGGCCGAACAGTACACCCGCAAAATGGCCGATCTCAGTGTGGCCATAGATGTTCAGCGCGTACGTGCCTCCGAAGGCGAAAAAGCTTCCGAACTGTACGCAGCCTCTCATCAGGCTGGCACCAAGTGGACTGACGAACAGCGGCGCGCAATACAGGCTTCATCTGCCGAGCTGGCAAAGTGGAATCAGAAGGCAGACGAAAATGTTCGCAAACAGCGTGAACAGGCTGACGCCCTCCGGGATCTGACGGATGCTGCCCGGAAGTTCCGGGACGATGCAACCCTCACCACAGACTCCTCAGCTATGAGCGATCGGCAGCGCAACCGGTTCGACGAAACACAGCAGATTAACCGTGTTTTCGCCAAAACCGACGGCGGCACCGAAGCTATCGCCCAGCGCGCCGCCGCGCTTGATGCTCTGGATAAAAAATATAAAGCCATTGCTGAGGCCGAATCTGACTGGAGGTCAGGTGTATCACGCGGTTATGCGAACTGGCTCGACGAAATCAGCAACGTATCTGGCACCGTGTCAGATGGTGTCAAAACCACAATGGACAGCGCCTTCAGTAACGTAACCTCAATGCTTGAAGGCAATAAAGTTAGCTGGAAAGCCTGGGGCGTCTCCGTTCTGCAGATCATCGAAAAGGTAGCCCTGCAAATGGCGGTGGTGAACGCGATGGGCGGCGGTTCTTCCAGTTCTGGCTTATTCGGCTCTCTGGTGGGTGGAGTTGCCAGTTATTTCGGCGGCGGCGCCAGTGCGGCAGCAAGTACCGGCACAGCGGTTTCCAGCTATGGCTCTAACTTCCAGTTAAACGCGAAGGGTGGGGTTTACGACTCACCATCCCTTAGCGCCTTCAGCAACGGGATCGTAAGGAACCCTACCATGTTTGCCTTTGCAAAAGGCGGGACCGGAATCATGGGGGAGGCAGGGCCAGAGGCAATCATGCCACTGACACGCGCGCCGGATGGATCGCTCGGTGTTCGGGCTGTTGGCGGCGGCGGTGGCCAGGCGACATCTTCCGCGCCGCAGGTATATATCACAATCGACGGCAACGGTAACACCACAACCAAAACCTCAGCGGGGCTGGAGCAATTCGGTGCCGAGATCGGACGGTTTGTGGATCAGCGGTACAAACAGAATCTCATGCGTGATATCAGCCCCGGCGGTGATATCTGGAATGCGACACGAGGAGGCCGCTAAAAATGGCTATCGAGACTTTTTCATGGTGCCCGCGCATTAACGCTGAAGCTGATACGACGTTCAGAACCAGGAAAGCGCAGTTTGGCGATGGATATGAGCAGGTATCGGGTGACGGGTTAAATCCCAGAAGTCAGCAATGGACGCTCAATTTCACAGGGAATGAGTCCTATATCGCCGCCATTAAATCCTTTCTCGACAGGCACGGCGGAACTAAGGCGTTCCAGTGGAAACCACCGCTGGAGGCGCTGGGGCTTTATCGCTGCGAAACCTATAAGCCCACTGGCCTCGGTGCCGGGAAGTTCAACCTTGAAGCAACATTCATACAGGCATTCCGACCATGAGTCTTAACGCAGATTATCAGAAACTCGAACCCGGCAATGAAGTCAGGCTGTTTGAAGTCGATGGCACGGCCTTTGGTACGGGTGAGGTATTGCGGTTTCACAGCTACAGCCTCGCACACACTGAAGCAGAAATTACCGCTGCCGGCGGGGATGAGAATAAGCTGCCAGCAAAATCAATCTGGTGGCAGAGCCAGGAATATAAAGCGTGGCCCTGTCAGATTGAGGGGATCGAGGCTTCCACCAGTGGGAGCAGCGCTCAACCGAAATTATCGGTAGCTAACCTCGACGGTTCAATCACGGCGCTGTGTCTGGCCTATGACGATATGCTGCAGGCGAAGGTGACTATCCATGACACGCTGGGTAAATATCTTGACGCGAAAAACTTCACTGGCGGCAATACGACGGCCGACCCGACACAGGAAAAGCTGAAGGTTTTTTATATCGACGCAAAGAGCAGTGAAACGAATGAGGTTGTAGAGTTCACGCTTTCCAGTCCGATGGATCTGCAGGGACTGATGATACCGACGCGCCAGCTCCATTCTCTTTGCACCTGGTGCATTCGTAATAAATACCGTACCGGTGATGGTTGCGATTACGCCGGTTCGCGCTATTTCGACAAAAACAACAATCCGGTCAGTGATCCTTCTCTGGACGAATGCAACGGCACTCTGTCTGCGTGCAAACTTCGGTTCGGTGAAAATAACGAACTCTCATTCGGCGGTTTCCCGGGCACCTCATTGATCAGGAGTTAACATGCGTAAAAAGACTGTCACGGCCATCATGGCGCACGCTGCGGAAGAATATCCGCGCGAGTGCTGCGGCGTGGTAGCGCAGAAGAGCAGGGTAGAGCGATATTTTCCCTGCCGTAATCTGGCCACGGCTCCAGAGGACAATTTTGTCCTTTGCCCGGAAGACTACGCCACCGCCGAAGAATGGGCACCCGTGACCGCCATCGTTCACAGCCACCCCGATGCAACCACCCAGCCTAGCGAAATGGATAAGGCACAGTGTGATCTCAACGGGCTACCCTGGCACATCGTCAGCTGGCCGGAAGGTGACTTACGTACCATCTTACCGCGGGGAGAGATCCCCCTCATAGAGCGGCCTTTCGTCCTGGGCGTGTACGATTGCTGGGGGCTGGTGATGAGCTATTTCAGGCAGACGCACGGCATCGAGCTGCATGACTACAGGGTGAATTATCCCTGGTGGGAGGACGAGTATGCGGATAACTTCTACCAGGAATGCTGGTATGAATGCGGTTTCCGTGAGTTCGACGGGCCACCACAGCCTGGTGATATGGTGATCATGCAGGTTCAGGCTAATAAGTGGAATCACGCAGGCATCCTGCTGGAAGGCAATATGCTTCTGCACCATCTGTACGGACATCTGAGCCAGCGCGTGCCCTATGGAGGCTATTGGCAGGACAGAACGATGAAGGTTCTGCGTTACAAATCTCTGTGCTAACCTTTCGAAAAACGAAAGGAGATAGGGATATGAAAAAGGCTTTGCTGCTTATATTCGCTTTAGGCATTGCTGGCTGTTCAACCACGGCGGTTAATTCTAATACTGCCAGGCAGGTACCTTCGGAACGTGTATTGATGAAAGGGTCTGGTGACTCAGTAATTAGCATTACACGTGATAAAGGATGGTTTGCTGGGGGCGGATGCTTCGTCGAAGTGATTGTTGATGGAAAATCCTACGCCAGAATTGACACGGGTGAAACAATCGATATTAACGTCGCTCCTGGTCGCCATATTCTAGGAATATCCGGTGACTCAAAAGGCAAAGGGTTATGCGCAATGCAAGTGGGACAGCCTATAAAAGAAACCTCTACACAAATTAACAGTAAAGAGCACCAGAAATTTAGAATTACTGGTGATACCAATTCAGGTTTAGATATCAGACCAACGATGCTCTAAACCTTCCGCGTTAATGATTAGCCACCTTTAGGTGGCTTTTTTATTGGTGAATACATGCAAGAAATCATGGCGAAAATAGAGCTTGGCGGGGTGTTGGGTAAACAATTTGGTAAAATTCACAATAGGTTAGTCACAACAAGTTCAGAAATTATTAAGGCACTTTGCTGCACAATCGATGGTTTTGAAAAATATCTAAATACTAGTAAACAGCGCGGTTTAACGTATGCCATATTTCGTGGTAAGAAAAACATTGGCTTAGATGATTTGGGCTTTCCGGTAACAGAAGATGTTTTCCGCATAGTGCCCGTAGTAATTGGCAGTAAAAAAGCAGGTCTGCTGCAAACTATTTTAGGCGCCGTCCTGGTAGTTGCTGGATATGCACTATCTGGTTTTACTGGAGGGGCCAGTATGGCATTGGTCGCTCCAGGTGTTGCATTAATGGCTGGTGGCGTGATTCAGATGCTTTCCCCTCAGCCTTCCGGTTTAGCCAGTAAGCAGGATGCCGATAACCGGGCCTCATATGCGTTCGGCGGCGTAACGAACACCGCAGCACAGGGTTATCCGGTTCCCCTGCTTTACGGACGTCGGCGCATCGGCGGCGCAATCATCTCCGCAGGCATTTACGTCGAAGATCAGCAGTAAAATAATCCTTTCCTTCAGGCCACCTCAGGGTGGCTTTTATTATGGGCGCAATATGGTAAACGCAACCGCTATC